GAAACTAGAACTATTATTGAACAACGAGGTATGCCAGTTCCTACAGCTATAGCTCCTTCTATATCAGCATACTCTCAAGACTTATGTGTAGTACCTGTTACAGGTGCAGTCTCTGGAGGGATTATATCTGTAGCAGGTGGTACAGCCGTTGAGGATGATGGATGCCAACGTAGAAAATATGCAAAAGTTTTAAATGACTTAGGTCTTAAAGTAGCAGCCGTATCTGTAATGTGTGAAGATATTAAAGTATGGAATGCTATGGAATTATCAGGTAGTCCATGCCCTATTGGTGGAGCTACTGGAGTAACAGCTAGAGCTGCATGGTATGAACTACACCCTGAACGATTTGAGACTTTATATGGTAAAGATTTTAAAATGCCTACTTATACTACACCTATTAATTTGGAGTAATGCTTATGCTTGGTACTGTACTTACACACCTACGGACGAAGGTTACATCACTGAAGGCTCGACTCAATGCTACGGCATCGATGTGGACACAGCAATTGAAACAGTATGGTGTACAGCCTATCAGCCTGACGATCCTATTTGTCAAGGATACTATACTTGCGTGGATCAAACAGAGCAAAGATCAATTGCCTGCTCAGAGCCTAACACTAGTGGAATTGTTAACCAAGCTCGGTACTACACTTGTAGCTCTGAGTCTTGGAGTTCTTGGGTGGATACTACATATCATTGTATACCAGATCCCCCAACGTGTCTTGAAAGTGTTGAAGAAAGGACAGTAAATTGCGAACCTGGGTATCATGGATCATCAGTAGAGCAAAGAATTACGACATGCTCAACTCCATACTCGGACCCCATACCGAGTTCGTGGTTACTCCTATCGACCACGTGTACTCTGAAAGCAACAGATCCAACGAGTATAGAGAGTCCACTGAATCCAGTGAGTCCAATCAATACAACAGTACAGCCCTCCACACCTGTACCGAGCACAGCAATAGAACCTGTAACTGTAGATCAGGATCCTGTGCAGATGGAGACAGCTATGCCACCAGAGATAGTCAAACCAGAACTATCGACAGAAAAGCAAGAGCCTTCGTCAGAGCCTCAGTCGCCAAAAACAAAAGAGAACGAGGAAATAGTTCCAGGGTTTGGAGTCGTGCTTATGATGAACACTTTGGAAACATTGAATAATATTTATGAACAACCAGTCGATAACTTTATAGGACTATATCAAGATGACTACGCAGCAGAACAAAACATTCTCTTTAATTTTATCCAGTCAGATGATATTGGGGATCGTTTTAACAGTATTGCCAATCATCGGTGGGATCAGTTACATGGGGATCACCCTTTACAACGATATGGTTTCGGTGATTGATTCCTATGATGAGTCAAAGATTAAAGAAATAGATCTTAGATTATCTAGTCAACAGAATAGAATACTAGAAATTATGGAACGTGCAATCATTACACAAGAAAAAGCTAGTGATGCTTTAGCATTAGCTAAAGTAGTAGAAGCAGAATCTAATGGTAACATTAGAGAAGTAGAAGCTACACTAACTAGCATACGTTCTGAAATTGAAGCTAACTTAGAAGGCATACGTGCAGAGATGAAAGCATTACGTAAGTCTACTACTAACCCACTAGGAAACTAACATGGCTATACTAACACACTTAATACCTATAGCACTTGGCTTCTTTGCAAAGCTAATGGCTATTAAATCACAACAGGCTAACGATCAACAAAAACTTATGCTAGAAGCATTAGCAGCTAAGTCAGGAGAGATAGACAAAGCTCGTGAATATGCTGTAAAAGAATCACCATTTGCTGCATGGAATAGACGTATACTAATTTTAGTTATACTTGCATTAGTAGCTGTATATCCTTTAGCAGGAATCTTTGGTGTAGATACTGTAGTTAAAACTACATCAGAAGGTACAAGTATATTAGGTCTTATAGAGTTTGGTGGTGGAGAAACATTCCATACTATCAAAGGTCTTTATAAGTTTGATGAAATCTTTCAGTGGGCTACTATGATTGTAGAGTTTTACTTTGGTGGACAATTAGCTAAAGCTAATTAATGAAATTTTTGTTTATAGGATTACTATTAACTAGTTGTGCTACTAAAAAACCAATAGTAATAGTAGAAGAAGTACCTATAAACGAAGTTGAATATGCAAGAGAGGTAAGAGAATGGCAAAAGAAAAAGATCCAAAATTAACTAGAGCAGGAGTATCAGGTTACAATAAACCTAAACGTACTCCTAATCATCCTAAAAAGTCTCATGTGGTAGTAGCTAAGGTAGGTGACAAGACTAAACTAATACGCTTTGGTCAACAAGGTGTAAAAGGAGCAGGTAAGAATCCTACATCTGCTAAAGACAAAGCACGTAAAAAATCTTACTATGCTAGACACAATGCTCAGGACTCTAGCCCAGATAAGATGAGTGCTAGATATTGGAGTCATAAAGTTAAATGGTAGCTACTAAAAAGAAAAGCACAGTAAACAAAGCAGGTAACTATACTAAACCTACTATGCGTAAGAACTTATTCAATAAGATTAAAGCAGGTGGTAAGGGTGGTAAACCTGGTCAGTGGTCAGCACGTAAAGCACAGATGTTGGCTAAACAATATAAAGCTAAAGGTGGAGGCTATAAGTGAAACATACTAAAGCTAAAATAGGTTCTAGAGTATCTAAATTAGGATTAGCTTCAGGATTATCAAAAAAGAAGAAAACTAAAAAAGCTAAGGCTTTAGTTTTTAAAAGTGGACGTACTGTTGTTTTAAAACCTCAAAAACAAAAACGTATTAAAAAACATACAATTTAATTATGGCAATAGCTAAATCACAGCAGAGTTTAAAAGACTGGACTAAACAGAAGTGGAGAACTTCTGATGGTAGTAAGAGTGAAGGAAAGAAAAGATATTTACCTGATGCAGCATGGAAAGCACTAAGCCCTGCTGAAAAGAAAGCTACTAACGCAGCAAAAGCTGCAGGTAATCGTAAAGGTAAACAGTTTGTATCACAACCTAAAAGTATTAAAAAGAAAACAGCTAAATACAGATGAGTCAGATTGACCAAATTAGAGAAGCAGCAGAACAAGATCTGCTGACTTTTATACGACTAGTTGCACCTCACTTAATGCTAGGTGCTATCCATGAAGAGTTAATTTCATGGTGGAGTAGACAAGATGCTAAAGAGAATCAGTTAGTATTATTACCTCGTGGTCATATGAAGTCTAAACTTGTAGCTTATAGGACTGCGTGGTGGTTAACTAAACATCCTGAGACTACAATACTATATGTATCAGCTACGGCTGACTTAGCAGAAAAACAGCTATATGCTATTAAAAATATTATAGATAGTCCCATCTATCGTAGATACTGGAAGGATATGATTCATCCTGAAGAAGGTAAACGAGAGAAATGGGCAGTAGCCGAAATAGCTGTTGATCATCCTAAACGTAAATTAGAAGGAATACGAGATGCTAGTGTTAAAGCAGTTGGGCTTACCAGTAATACTACTGGCTTCCACGCTGATGTTGTGGTGCTTGATGATATTGTTGTACCAGGTAATGCTTATTCTGAAGAAGGACGAGGAAAAGTTGCGTCAGCTTACAGCCAATTGGCTTCCATTGAAAACCCTGGTGCTCTTGAGTGGGTTGTTGGCACTCGTTATCATCCTAGAGATATTTATGATACTATGGTAAACATGAAGGAATCTATTTACAATGATGATGGTGAATTAGAATCTGAAGATAATGTATACGAGTTATTTCAAAAAGTAGTAGAGACAGATGGTGAGTTTCTTTGGGCTAAGCAAAAACGTAATGATGGTAAAGCTTTTGGATTTGATGCTAAAGAACTAGCACGTATTAAAGCTAAGTATGTAGATATAACACAGTTCTATGCACAATATTACAATGATCCTAACAGTAGTCAAGCAGCTAATATTACCAATGATAACTTTCAATATTATGATAGATCTGTTTTACAGAACAAAGAAGGTGACTGGTTTATTAGAGATAGGAGACTTAGTGTATATGCAGCAATTGACTTTGCTTTCTCTTTACGTAAACAAGCTGACAGCACAGCACTAGTAATTATAGGTGTAGATCATCAAAGTAATTACTATGTATTAGATATAGACAGATTTAAAACAGATAGGATTGTAGATTATTATGATCATATTATTAAAGCTTGGGAAAAGTGGGGTTTTAGAAAACTAAGGGCTGAGACTACAGTAGCTCAACAAACTATTGTAAAAGAACTTAAAGATAGTTATTTAAGACCAAATGGTATACCACTAGTTATTGATGAGTTTAGACCTACTAGACACTTAGGAGATAAACGACAACGTATTAATGCAGCACTAGAACCTAAGTATCATCAACAACAAATGTGGCATTATAAAGGTGGTAATTGTCAAATACTAGAAGAAGAACTATCTCAACAACATCCACCTCATGATGATGTAAAAGATGCACTAGCTAATGCCGTAGGAATAGCAATAGTTCCTAGACAAAGATTTAATGGTACATCTATTTCTACATCAAATGTTATTACTCATTCTCGTTTTGGAGGAGTATCTTACTAAGGAAATTATATGGCAGGAAAAGTATTACAATTTGAAAAGGCAATTAATCCAGATACTATGGCAAGAGAACTTGCAGGTATGTATAATCAATGGTGGATACAACGTCAAAACAAAGAAACAGAGTGGAGAGAGTTACGTAACTATTTGTTTGCTACAGATACTACAACAACTTCTAACTCTACATTACCTTGGAAGAATAAAACAACACTTCCAAAATTAACACAGATTAGAGATAACTT